GGGATACTACAAAAGAATTTAGTTCATATCCTTATTTCAGACAAGTTGGTAAGGTTAATTATTGGAGAGATGGAAATAAAGACACTTTTATTGATAAAGTTCAAAGGCAAATAGCAAAGATATTTGGCACACATTGGCACAGAATGAGTCAAAATAATACTTATGGAAGTGGATTAGTTAATAATTGGAGTTTGGGATGTATGGGAAGTCCAGAGCCTGAATTTGAAAAGATATTACCTATTACAAGAATATCGTGTGGTATTTATGGGAATAAGGTTACTGGAACAATCATCGAATCTAAACATATAATTTAAAAAATTAAGATATGAAAAAGTATAAAGTATATTTCTCGGTATTTAATTTATTCGGGAATACCCAATCAGAGATTGTAAAATTACAGCAATACGCAAAAGGTATAGTAAGTGCCATTGCAGGAATGACATGGTATGAATCTAATGCTACTTATGCTATTTATGTAGGTATAGGAGGTGTTATATTAGATACGTTATTAGCTTGTTTATATTTAGAAGAAAAAAACTAATGGAAGTTTCGGTAGTTAAATATTGGTTAGGGGTAATAGGCAGAGGCATAGTAATATTACTTGCTTGTTTATTTGTATTTAGATATTGTGGCGGATGCGAGAATAAAATTGAAGTAGCTAAAACTGATAATAGTCAATACTTTGCTAAAATGAAGTCAGATAGTATGATAATTGTTAGTTTAATGCAAGAGAGGTATCAAGACAGCTTAAATACAATAGCTTCAAAACGCTCAGAAGACTCGATTAAGGTAATTGCTGATAAGAATGAGAAGTTATATAGAAGTTCATCTAAAAGAGTGAGAGAATTACTTGCTAGAGGTATTTGCGATACTATATTGATAAAGATTGCCATGAATGATTGCGATAGTACTATTAAATCAAAAAACAATTTACTTGCTCAGAAAGATTCTACTAATAAAAGTGTTAATGAAGAATTAAGTACAGTAAAAGAAGAGTTAGTTATAAGTAAAGGAATGGTTGTGACGGCGCAAACAATAATTAAAAATCAAGCAGAGGACTATAAAACTCTTGAAAAGGAGTCTAAAAAAGCTTTAAGAAAACAAAAGATTAAAACAATAGGCGCTATTATAGTTGCATCAATTACAGAAGTTTTAACTATATTTGCTTTGAAATAAATCTAGGGTCGCAATCTTGAATTTAATTACAACTAGCCTTACAGAAATGTGAGGCTTTTTTAATTCAACTTTGAGTTAAAAACAATTAATTATTTTCGTTACATTTGAGGTATAAATAAGTAGAATATGCCAACTAAAAAACAAATCATAGACGATATTTTAATTTTAGCTGAAAGATTTTCTCGCACTGATGAATCTAGGATTGATGAAGATTGGGTTGGATATAAAGTAGAGCAAGCAAGAGTTTCTGAAATTCTTAAAGAATACAACATTACTAAGGTTATTGACCAAAATTGGTTAGTGGACTTTGGTATTCACTCGTTAACTAAGGTAAATTTCTCTGATGATCCAAACGTAGACTTTTGCGCTTGTGATATTATGAAGGCTGAAATACCCGAAGTAATCAATTTAACTTACTTAGGAGACGGAAACTTAGATTTAGGGTTAAGGGTTATATCTGCTTGCGGAAAGACTACTTACACTTTCTATCCTATTGAAACGTGGAGAATGATACCTAAAGAACACGTAAGGTCAATGTTTCATTATTATCAAAGATTTGGTACTACTATTTATATTAATAAAATTGTACAAAACCTAAGATTTTTTGGAATACCTACTACCACAGAAGGATTAATGATTAAGAAAACATTACCTGTTATTAGCGGTGGAATTAAGAGTGGATATTCATATACAGTAAAAGGAACAACAGGATTAGTAGTTTACAATGGAGTTAATTATTTACCTAATGATACGTTCACAGGAACGGCTACAGCTACTTTTACAGCTAGCGGAAACTCACAAGTATTCTATACTAACTATGAAGTAGAGATGACTGAGAATGACCCATATCCTGTATCGTCACACTTAGCTAGACAAATTGTAATATCTATCTTAACAACTGAGTTTCAAATAGAGAAACAGCAAGTGGTGGATGTTTTAAATGATTCGGCGGATGATGTAGTAACTAAATGAAGAAATTAGTAGATAAGAAGTTAGGAGAGTGGTCAACTCCAAGAGTACATGGATTGATTAAAAGGGACTTTAAAAGAAGATTTAAACAAAAGATAACTACAAAGGATATTAACGATATTTGGAGTAGTTACATAGAAGAAGAGATATTGAATAACTTAAAACTAGGAGCGATTATAAACTTAGATAGTCAAACTAAAATTTGGGTTAAAGCAACAAAGACAACGGATAGTAAAAGAATGATGTCGTTACTAGAAAAAGGATTAACGTATGTTGGAGGGCGAGTAACAAAAGCGAAGTTAAATTTAAGTAGTTCTAAGTATATTTACAAAATAGTACTAGAAACTAAAAGATACAAAAAGAGTAAACAGATATTTTTTAAACCACATCAAGATTTAAGAGATGCTGTTACAGAAGGAATTAAAAAAGGAACATTAATAACAAGGCTAAAATGTCAATAAACAAACTAATATCAATAAACAATCCTATAATTAATGCGATGGATTTGGCGGCGGTTGACCACGCTAATCACAGACCGTTATTTATGACTTGGGCTTACCAAGCGGAAAAGGAAATAGGAAGTTACTATCAATACGAAAGACAATGGAAAGTTATTGATGTTTGCGGATGCACGGCACAATTACCTGATAATGCTATTAAGGTAGAAGGTGCTATCTTAGGAAGTCACGATGTTAATTGTGGAAGTATATTTGCTAGAACATTTAGTAATCCAATAGTTAACGCTTCATTATCTGCGGATAACACTTTCTTAATAGTTGATACAGGAGTATCTGAAACTACAAGTGGATGCGGAATAGTGCCATATCATTTTCAGAATAATAAAATGATATTTGATGTAGAATTGCATAATGATAAAGTAACTGTTCAATACATAGGATATAAGGTGGATTGTGATGGATTTATGGAGATAGGAGAAAATCACGTAGAAGCTATTACTCAATTCATATTGTATAATTGGTGTATGAGAAGAAAAGATACTAAAATGATGCAATGGCACTATACACAATGGGATAGACTATGCGCTCATTCAAGAGCTTTAGATGCAGAATTATCAGAAACAGATAGAGAAGAGATTGCAAGATTATACCATGACCCTTATTCAGGTCGTGGATTATGGGTAGGAATGAATATAAACAATACTTATGGCAGGTTCAGTTATTAATACATTTGACAAAGGACTTCATCAAGATAGTTCTTTTATATTACAGCCTGACGGCACATATCGAAACATGAAAAACGGTATGCTTATTTCTTATGACGGTAATCATTACACTGTAGAGATGACTAAAGGAAATAAGGTGTTACTTAAATTAACTCCAAGATATTTAACAACTACAGCTACATTAGACGTAGAGCCTATGCCAATAGGTTTTGTTTCTTTTATTGATAAGTTAGTAGTGTTCTCGACAAATAGCGAGTCTACTACAGGATATGGAGAAATAGGCGTAATTTCATTTACTAGAAGTGAAATGGATTTCGTTGGAAGTTATGTGCCATATTACCATAATGCAGACTTAAATTTTACTAAATTACATAAGATAGAAGGATTTTCTTTTAGAGAGAATACAAATAATCAAAGAGTATATTGGACTGATAATTTTAATGAGCCTAAAGTATTTGATATTGCTAATCCTATTTTTACAACTTATTTTACAGGAGCAGCGGATTTAATAGCTAATAATACCTACATGGTATTGCAAGGAGCAGTTACTTATAATGGAGTTAAATATGGAGTAGGACTTACGGCAGGAAATATATTTAAAGCAAGCGCTGGTACATCATATACTTTACCTGTAGGTGCGCCATTAGTAATTGAATACTATCCATTATCTTTATTAGATTGGTCTCCAAGTAGATTATTAGGTAATATTGAGTTTAAAGAATATGGTACAGGAGATAAGTATTGTGGAAGTCATATTTACTTCTATAGACTATCTAATTCTTATGATGGCGTGGTAACTTCTTGGAGTTACGCAAGCACTCCTATTCACGTAGGAATGAATAATTCATCTACCTTTATTACAGGAAATGCTTATAGAGATTTTGTAGGTAATGGAACCGCTACAACTCTTGAGAATAGTGGTAAGTCTGTAAAGTTAAATATAACAGATATTGATACTGATTTTGATACGATTGAGGTAGCTTGTGCTGAGTTTACACAAGTGGCGGATGTACCTTATAGAATTATTATCACAAACAAAGAAGCTGTAACAGGAGCAACTATGTCTATTACTGACACTGGAGCGTCTAATTTAGGAACAGTAACCATTAGTGATTTAACATTATTCCCTGCTAGTATTTTAAAGTGTAAAACAGTAAATACAAATAAGAATTACAGTACTATCGCTAACATAACAGAAAGAGAAGAGTTTGATTTAGATTTAAGTGGAGTAACTATTAATCAGTTTCAATATCCTTTAGTATCTCATGGAGATTTGAATTTATGTTCTAATTGTAATGTTCCTGCTGATGTAAGTCCTCCATTAACAGGAAATCCACCAGCAAATTCAATTTTACCTTATAGCAGATGGTTAGTTACATTTGGAAACAACACAACTGATACAGTTACTTATAAAGGAGTTCAGTACGTTACAGGAGATGTAATAACAGGTTCATTTGGAGCTATTGTAACAGTTCCTTCATCTATTTTATTTACAGGAAATGGAGCTGTTAGACCATGTACAACTAAAAATAAATATACAGCTATTAGCGATGGTAAAAGACGAGAAGATGCTATACAATTAACAACGGGATTTTGGGATTACAAAGATCCTGCCGTAGCATCTCATAATAAAGGATATTGGAGTGGAGAAAAATATAGATTTGGAATTTTGTTTTTTGACTTAAAAGGCAATCCATTCTATGTAAAATATATAAAAGGAGACCCAACAACTTTTGACTACACTTTTGATACTATTCCTGATAAAGGAGGATTAATGAAAAAAGACAATTACCGTCCAAGCGGAGGAGCTTTAATACAAGATTCTTATTCTTTAAATCCATCAGCTATAAATATAAGTGGATTAGATATACCTGAATCAGTAATGAATCAAATTAGTGGATTTAGTATTGTAAGAGCAGAGAGGGACCCGATTGTAATTACGCAAGGATTATTAATGCAAAGTGTATATAGTAATTTGCTTGGTTTTAATTCTGTTATGCCATTAGGTATATGCAGAACAGATTATAGTATTTTACCTATGTATGAAGTTGGAGATGGATACTATATTTACTCTGTATTATCGCCTGATATACAAACTGGATATTCTTTTCCTTCTGCGGTTAAAATTGGAGATAATTTAAAAGAAGCTTGTTGGTTAAATGGAAGTCAATTAAAAACAGATACTCAAAAAAGAGTAATGTTTACTAAATTATTTCAAATGTCTGCTGGAATCTTTGGTACAGGAAAAGATGCTAGTTCTCCAAGAACTTTACCTCTTCAATCAATGAATGGAAATGCTGTTTATAATTTTGATGAGAATAATGGTGCTGGAGGTTTTTTAGGAACAAGTGTTGATTATAGAAATAGATATTCTAACGTAAACGAATTTCAAGTAACACTTAATTATGATTCTATTTGTGGCGTAACACCTTTTAGCCCAGGCTTTGATATTTTATCTGTTGGGTGTAAAAAGCAAATAATTAAATCTCAATTTAATCACTTTGATGCTTTAACGGATTATAACGCTACTGCTAATACGTCTAACTATAACAAGATGTTAGCTAATTTTATAACAGATACAGACCCAGCTAATCAATACGGAGGAGCAAGCGAATCAGCTATAGCTAATACATTGTATATGTCTTGTGGTCACTTTCAACCTATTAACACACAAGTTAAAGCGGATACTTTAAACGGAACGTTTGCTTCAGGAATTTACGCAGGAGAAAATAAATATACTTTTAATGATATAGAGGTGTTCGGCGGAGATTGCTTTACAAATCTTATTGATTTAGGATATGGATTATGGGATGAAGCATTTGAAACTAGCGACAATGCTATGTCTTATGCTTTATGGTTTCCATGTGAGGGTAATGTAAACTATAATTTAAGAAGAGGGCAAAAGGTATCAAATAAGAATATGTATCCTTCTTCGGGAGCTACAGGCATAGGATGGTTTGATTCATCTTTGTCTCCTACGACACAATTAGAATCTTATAATTATAACAAAGCATATACTACCGATGGTAATTTTATTAAATATCCGTCACTACCACTTAATTATAAGTTTACAGGAGAATTTGATTACAGAATTAGATGGAGTAAATACAAAACGCCTGGTGAATTAATAGATTCATTCCGTGTATTTAGAATACCTGATTACAGAGATTTAGATGGACAGCGTGGACAAATTAATAATCTTAAAGCAAGAGATTCTAAACTATTCTATTGGCAAGACCACTCAGTAGGTTACACGCCGATATTAGAACGTCAATTAGTCGGAGGAAGTGCTTTAGGAGATGCTACTGCATTAGGTGTGACAGGAGTTATTGATAGATATGATGATATAGATACTAACTTTGGAAATCAACACCAACACGGACTAACTGAAACAGAATATGGTTTTGCGTGGTTTGATATGCGTAGAAGAGCATTTATGGTAATGGGTATTGGAAGTAAGCCTGAAGAAATGTCTATGGTTAAAGGATTGCAAGTATTCTTTAATAATGAATTTAATGAAGGTAATATTTTTTATCCTAATAGTTTTTCAAATATTTATAATACAAATAATTTAGATATACCTGAAATTCCTTTAATGGGATATGGTATAGTGGGAGTTTATGACCCTACATTCAAAATGACTTATTTAACTTTTAAATACGCTAAGAGAGATTTTATAGGAGAGAGTAATGAATCATTTGTAAATAGAGATTTTACTTTAGGATACAATCATATTTTAAATGCTTTTGTAGCTTTTACAGATTGTACTCCTGCTATATGGCATAATCATAATGACTTGGTATTAACAGCTAATAATCCTAAAAATACTAAGGCTTATAATACAGATATGCCATCTACTTCATTTGTAATTGGAGATACAGTATTAGTTGGCAATGTAGAGTATATTTGTGTTAAGGATGTAACCATAGCTTCATATCCAGGGACATTGACTGCAATAACAGGAACTAATCCATTAGCACCAAGTAGTAATTCATGGTTAGCTATTAACAAAACTAATGAGATTTATTTACAAAACTTTGGAGCTGACTTATGTAAATTCTATGGTAAGGTATGGGATTTTGAGCAAGAGGTTGTTGTTAATTTCAAGACTGACATGGCGGTAACCCCACAAAATATGCAGGTAAAGACTATTGGACCAAACTCTACAAGTGTTTATTTTGATACAGAGAATCAATCAGCAAGTGATTTAAATATATCTACAACTAATAGAAATTATAGATTTATAGATGGAGCATGGTTCTTTTCAGTTGCTTTAGATTCATTAAGAGGAAGATTGACTGATTATTACGTTAGAGTGAAATTTATTCATAAAAATTATGTAACTAATCCTACTACTGCTAAAAATATACAAAAGGTTTCTCAATGGTTAAAAACATTCTTTGTAAGTAAAAGATAACTCAAAGTTGAATTATTTTGTAACCTTTTATGGATAACTACCGTACAAGTACTTTATAAACCAATTAATATTAGAAATTATGGAAGCTATTAAATCTCGTAGAACAAACATTTTAGTTTTATTATTATCATTTGGATTCTTATTATTAAGCAGTTGTGCTTTTGGGCAATCTATGGAGATAGAAAGATATTCTAGTTATAATTCTTACTACAAGAAAAGTATCATTACAAAATATCCTTCTTATAATTTAGAGTTTGTTGACGGAAAAGATACTACTTATTTTTCTGTTTTCTCTGACAGTATCCGCGCTGGTCATTATGGAGTTAGATTGTATGCTTATTTCTCTAAGACTACAGATTTAAACAACTCTATTATAAAAATAGGATTTGAAGATGGTAGTGAAGATTATATTGCTGCGTTTGAAATAGATCATAAGTTGAGTTATGTTGAATATGCTATTCCTCAAAACGTGTTTAATAAATTATTTAGATTTAAAGTTGTTTCAGTTCAGTTTAATTACAGAGATAAGATTAATAAAATAGAAGATTCTTTATATTTCTTTGCTTTTTTAAGTCGAGCAGCTCGTTAGAAGTATTATTAAAATATGTATTTTTGTTTGTATAAAACATAAATACCATGCCTGAAGATAAAGGAAAAAGTGTTAAAGCACCTAAAAGTAAATCTAATGATGATTTTGCTCCTCAATTAGTTAAAAGCAAATCTGAAATACCAAAAAACGCTGTACTTAAAATTGATTCTGACGGCGAAGAGTATTGGGAAGTTGAGACTAAGCATGAAGAGACTAAGAAAAAGATGTATTCGCCTTCTAGCGGAAAAAAAAGCACAGGTACTCCAAGAAAAAAAGACCCTGAAAAGTCTTCTACATTTGGGTCAACTGTACAACGATATAAATTACCGCCTCCAGAAGTAATACCTCCTGAGCAAACAGGTTTGTATGGAGGTATTAGTACTTATGAAAAAATAGACCCAGCAAAACAATGGGGAGCTGATTATGGAATAACAACTGTTGAAACTCCTGATGCAGAAGGAAGATATACCAATACATCAAGGAAATATAATATTGACAAAGAAGGTAGAGAAATTGTTTATGATTTAGCTAATCCGTTAAATAGTTTTAAAGACGGAAAATTCACTCCAACTTATACAGGAAGAACTATTGATGATATACGAAAAGAATATACTACTCAAAAAATAGAAACTCCTGCAATGAGTGGAGTGGATAAAGCTAACCCTAATTACAAAGGAAGTTTAATGATGCCTGGAACTAAAGCTACAAGAATAGCTGGCGGAGGCGGTGGAGAATTTAACCAAAGAAATATCGCAGATGTTCCGAATGCTTTATCTACTGCTCCTGTTGGATATATTGAACAAAAATACGATACTCAAGGAAATCCTATTGTTACTCCAAATGTAGGAGTTCAAATGAATACAAAGAATATAACTCCTTTAAGAAAAGGAGAAATGGAAGTAGGTAGAATGTACAATATAGATAATCCTATTGAGATTAAAGGTAAGTTTGCTAAAGGTGGTATTGTAAGTAAGATTAAAGGATATTATGATGGAGGTCCTGTCTATAATCCTAATATGAATATTGATGGAACCTATGGGGATTCAAACAGTTCTTATAAACCAATAGATACATTCGGAAGTGGTGTAGTTGGACAGAATGATCAATATACTGCTCAAAACAATATGCAAGCTAAAAAGGCTATAGATGAAAATAAAAAGAAAGCTAATCAACAAAAAGCTAGAAATGTAGCCAATGGAATAGGAGAAGGAATGGGAGGTATAGGCTCAGCTTATTACAATTCACAACCTGCACAAAATGAAGGAGAATCTGCAAGAAATGCTGGAATGGCAGCAGTATCTCAAATGGGAGGTATTGGCGGAATGATAGGTGGAATTGCCGCAATAGGAGATAAGATAGGAAAACCTATTAAGGCTAGAAAAGAATCAATGAATGCAGAAGGAAAACTTAATAACGAATCTGATGCTAGAACAACAGCTATCGGAGCAAGTTTTTTAAGTCCAAGTAAAGCCTTAGCTACAAGAAGTTCTTATGCTGGAGGATGGACTGATGTATCAGGAAAAGGATATACTAAGTCATTAGAAGATAAAGCTCAGAAACAACTTCAAGAAGTAAAAGATGCTAACACCGCATCTAAACAACAACAAGCAATATTAGCTAGAAATAACCAAGAAGAAAATCCTACAATAACTAATCCTTATAATTTAACAGGAGTTACATTTGACGAGAATCAAAACATGATATTGGCTGATGGACAACAATTCGATAAGAATCGTCCTATGATGAATAGAGGTGGTGTAGTTGGTAAAATAAAAAATATGTATGCTGACGGCGGAGATATTAAAGGTAAAGGAACTGCTAAATCAGATAGTATAATGGCTGAAGTAAAAGAAGGCTCATTTGTAGTGCCTGCCGAGAATGCAGAACTAGCAAAAGGTATTCGTAAACTATATTTAAAAGCTCCTAATAAGAAAGCTAATCTTAAACAAGAAGAAGGAGAAGCGGTAAAACTATCTAATGGAGAACATTTGTTTACTCCTGAAGAGAATGAATACTTAGAATCTATTGGTATTGAATTAGAAGATTTAGCTCCTAACTCAGAAAATAATAGTGAAGAAATGAAAATGGGCGGTATGCTAAAAAGAGCAGATGGTTCTTATTCTAAAAGAGGTTTATGGGATAATATTAGAGATGCTGCTGGTAGTAATAAAGCTCCAACTGCGGATATGCTAAAACAAGAAAAAAAGATTAAAGCTGAATACGCTAAAGGCGGATATGTAGTTCAAAGGTCAGGTGATAGAGAAGGTAAAACTCATAAAGTAACAGGGCCAGATGGAACTGTAAAGTACTTTGGAGACCCTAACTTAGGACAACATCCTAAAGACCCTGCAAGAAAAGAAGCTTTCTATGCAAGACATAAAGAGAACTTAGATAACAATCCTCATTTCAGAGCTTATGCAAGAGAAACGTGGGCAGAAGGCGGAACGGTAGGAACTATGAATGACAGAACATACATAGGAGAATACAAAGACGGAGGATTAACTAAATCTAAAGCTAAGATTATGCTACATGAAGGTATGGCTAATGGTAAACCTATTACAGAACAACAACGTAAGTATTTTGGTTTGGTAGCAGGCGGAAGTAAGCAATCTAAAATGGATGACGGAGAAGTTAAAGGTTACGCTGAAGGTGGTCCTGTAAAAGGAACTAAAGTTGACGGCGCAACTTGGGATGGTAAAAATTGGGTATCAGCAGATGGAAGTAAATATTCTACTGAAGGTGGTAAGAAATTTACTGATAAATATAATCAATCAGTAGCTAAAGAAAAATCTAATCAAGAACAAAAAACAGCATCAGAAATTAATCTTTATAGCAGAAAGTTAAAAGAAGCTACTGATAACGGAAACACAGAAGAAGCTAAAAGATTACAGGCTAAAATAAATGAATTATCTGGCACTAAGAAAACTGAAACTAAGCCAAGTGTAGTTACTGAAAATATACCTACAGCTAAACCATCTTTAAAAGCACCTAAAGTAACTCCTAAAACAGAGGCAGGTAAATTTATACCTACATTAACTCCTGATACAGGAGAGGAAGTAGTTGTGCCAGGCAGTAGTTTATCTCCTAATGAAATTGCTAAAATAAAAGCGGATGAAGATAAAGCTGTTGCTCAAGCTACTGCTTTAAATAGTTCATTACCTCAAACATTACCTACTACATCAGCACCAGTTAAATCTAAAAATGCTTGGGCGAATAAATTAAGTAATATTGACCCAACTGCATTCGTAGGAATAGGACAATCTGCATTAGGATTGAATATGCTAGGTAAAGAGAAGCGTCCTATTGATAAAGCTGTAATAGACCCAACATATAATGCTGCTGTTAACCGCGCTCAACAAGATGCTTTATTCGGATTAACTCCTGAGCAAAGATTTATGGCAGAGCAAGATATACAAGGAGGATTAAACGATGCTAAATTTGCAGGGTTAAACTCTAGTGCATCTGATTCATTTAATCGTAACAGAGCTGCTATTAACGATGCTTGGAAGAATAAATTAGGGTTAAAACAAGCGGATGCAGAGATGAGAATGAATAAACAAAAGTATGCTGATGTAATGGCTGCTGATAGAGCAACTATATTAGCAGCTAATAGAAGACAAGCTTATAACGATGCTATGAATACCTTTCAGCAAAAACAAAAAGCAGGAAGTGAATTAATAGGCGCAGGTTTAATGAATACTATTGATGCTTATAGATTCAAAAGGAGTATGGAGCAAAGAGATGCTGCTGAAAAACAGAAAACTGATTTTGTAAATAAAATATAAATTGTAACATGAGAACATTTAAAAATAACAAACTGCATTATTTGGAAGCTAAAAGGATTCTAGGGCAACCAGATAAGTATTTAGTAATTAATAATGATAGTCAGGAGTTTCATTTTTTTAATTCATCTCAAATAGAAGATAATGAAGATTGGGATGAAGTTCAGTCAGATTGGATAGAATTAGACCCAACTATTAATAATTAAATAATTTTGTAACCTTTTAAAATAACTTACGTTAAACAAGTATTAATAATGATGATTAAAATAATCAACGAATGAATTAAAAGTAGGAGTAGAAATATTCCTATTTTTTGTTTATAATGAGTTGTAAAATTTTATATCTTTAACAACAAATATTTTACACATGGAAATCGGACTAGCGACTGGACTTGCACAAAGCATGAAATATGATCAACGTATGGCTGACGAAAGGTATTATCAGCAACAGATGGATAGGGCTAAAGCTGAAAATGAAGCGTCTTTAAAGGCATTTGAGGATGATACGGACTATATGAATGCTGCAAATTCATTTGATTACGGGTTGATAAAAAATCAAGCTGATAAAACTATTAAAAAAATGGGAGCTTTAATTAGAGATAATCCCAACTATAAATATGATCCAGAAATAAGGAGGCAATTAAAAGAGTATAAAGTCTTCTTAAAATCTAATCCTGATGTTATTAGAGGCACGGCATCAGATGATAATTTTAAGAAAATGAATGAGTATATGCAAGAGGCTGTTAAAAATCCTCAAATGCACAGTATGAATGAGATAAATAAATTAAAACAGCAACGGCAGAATTATTTACAATACGGGCATCAAGATGGAAAAGAAGCTGCTGATAAATTTGGCGCTCAGACGTTTGTTTTTAATAGACCTCAAGATTGGGTTAATTTGAACGATGAAGCGTTAAAAACAGGTAAATTAATTCAAGCAAGAGGGTTTAAAGAAACTGGTAATGGAGGGTGGCAAGAATTGGTTGATGAAAACGCTTTAGGTATATCTGCAACAGATTTTTATAATAGACACAGGGGTCAAATATTAGAATCTTATAATCCAAAAACAGAACAAGAAGGATTAGGCATCGCTAAAGAATTAATACGTCAAGGAATAGAATTAAAACGTAAGTTTGGAGAGCCTTACCATAACTCTGCTATTGAATTAGAGAAATGGAAAATGGCACACGGACAAGCAAAAGCAAGTGGACAGTATGATTTAGATCCTTATATGTATGATATTAAAGGCGCAAAAGCTAATAGGTTAAATACTGATTTAGTGCAAGCTACATTAGGAATTACTCCACAAGCTAAGATTTACAATAAAGACGGTTCATTTAAAAAAGCTACAGAAGGATTAAAGTTTATTCCAACAGGAGCATTCCAACAAGCGGCGCAAGTAGAAAAGAAAATTAATCCTAAGACTGGTGCTTATGAAGGATACGGACGCTCATCAAGTAAAAACACAGGAGTGTTTCATGGTTATGTAGAAATGACGGAAGCTGAATTAGATAATTCTGGATTGCTTGATGATAAAAATATGGAAGACTTAATAGTTCCTTACGAGGGGAAAGATGTTAAGGGTAAATCAGTAACTTTATACAGAGTGCCAGCGCAAGTAGAAGCTGATTTAAGTAACGAAGGATTTAGAACTAGATATAATAGTGCATCTAAATTGACTAGTAAACAAATGGATGCTTTAAATCCTATGAGTCAAATGGAGCAACAAAATATTCCATCAGCATCAGTTCAAGAATGGATTAATGCAGGATGGACTAAAGAACAAATACAACAAGGAGTACAATCAGGTGCTATTAAAGCTTTATAATTATGCCAGAAAATCCAAAATTACCATCTCCTAATCAAATATTAGGAACGAATAGTGCTAGTAGATTACCTAGTCCAGAAGAAGCTTTAAACTATAACTCTCCTCAATTAAGAGAAGGAGATAGTAGTGTAGTTTTACCTAAATATACAACTCCTCAAGATTTAGAGATAGATAGTACATTAAATTTTATCCAAGAAAATTCTTTTCGGACTATGCGTGATGATGAAAAGGATATATTGAAAAATATGATGAAAAATCCTTTGACTTCTAAGGAGGAATTATCAGATGCTATAGTGACTCTACAAGGTAAAAAAGCAAAACAAATAGATAATAGTTGGACAACACCTGATTACTACATGAAACGTGATGAAAATAGTGGTAATTATAAACCTATTGCTTTAGAGCAAGGAGAGAAAATACCTGTTGGATACCACGCTGCTAGTATTTGGGGAACTAAAGAATCTGCTAAAGACGATAATGCTTGGCAAGATATAGGTAAGAGTTTAGCTAATGGAGTATTTGGATTAATGGGTGGAGTTGTAGATGTCGCTCAAATGGGAGTTGAATTAGCTACAGGAAGTGAATCTGAAACTTTAAGAGGTGGGCAAAATGCAATAGAGGGATTAAAATTTGAGAAAGATGCTGATTTAGATAGACCAGTTTATAACATGGAAGGCATTACTAAATTTGGTGACTTGCTAGATAAAGATAGGTTTGATTTTAGCCCACAGGCATTATGGGGAACTTTCAACTCGGTAGCGGAGTCGCTTACTGAATATGGCTTAGGCGTATATACTGGAGGAACAGCTATTAAAGGAGCAAAGGCTTTGAAGTATGGTTATCAAGGGGTTGATAAGGCTTTAACTTTAGGTAAAGCAGGAAAATTAGGAGCTTTATTTACAGGTTCTTTTTTTACTAATGCAGGAGACGCTTTAGATAGAGCGCACGAAGCTGGATTAACAGGTAGAGATGCTCCTGCTTATGCTATGTTAGAAACTACAGTTAAGTCCTCTATTGATGCTGCTTTTGGCTTAGAAGGAAAGATTCTATCTAACGCATTTAAAAGTACTGAGAAAGAAGTATTTAAAAATATAATTAAGAAAGTTGAAAGAGATGCAACTACAGGATTAATTACACCTAATGGGTTTAAGCAACTTGGTAAAGAAATGGCATCTGAATATAGCTTATTAGCTAAGGGAGCGATTAAGAGCAAGCAAGTTGTAAAAGATATGTTTGAAGAAGGTAGTAACGAAGTAGCTACTACTTTTGCGCAGAAGGCTGGAGAGAATTTATGGGATAAAATGACTGATGATGAAAGAGGTCAGTTTGGAACGGATGCTTTGTCGGCTCAATCATTTGGAGAATATATTAATAGCTTTACTACAGGATGGGTTAGTGGCGCACCGATGTCTTTAGTATCTCAAGTAGTAAAGAATAACCACGACAAACAATCTGTTAATGCTTACGAGAGAGTTAAGGAAGGACCAGGGGCGGTTACAGCATTAAAGACTGACCTGACTAATGCTTTTGAGAGGGGAGAGATTAATCAATCAGAATACGAGCAAGCTAACTTTAAAATAGATGCTTACAATAAATATAATGAAGAAACAAAAGGTGTTAATTTAAAACCTGAAAATGAAAAGAAGGCATTTGAATTATCATTCCAAATACAAGGGCTTAAAACTGAGATACCAACTAATGAGAATGAAATCTCTAAACTTGATCCGATTGCTAGAGCAAAAGTTGAGAGTAAACAGAAACAAGCTAAAGAACTTCAATCTGAATTAAATGATATTATCCGCCAAGGAGAAATAAAAGGTGAACCAATAGTTCCTAAAAAGGAAGAAGAGCGTATCAAAAAAGAAAAAGAGAAGGAGATTAAGGTAGAAGAAACTAACTCAAAGTTGAGTCAAGAAAAGGAAGTTGAAAAAGCTAAAACAAGACAGCCTGATATTGAAGGTTTAGGTCAAGAAAAAGTAATTACATATCCTAAACTTGAAAATAAACCTTATTGGAAAGACGATAAAAGAACTTACAGTGAAATAGATACAGAAGAATTTAATAATCCTGCTACTGATGCGAGGACTATACATAGAGTTATTCGTAAGGAAGCTTATAATAAACCTAACAGAAAACTATTCGGAAACTTAACTAAGAGATTATATTCTTACGTTAATGATAAAGGAGATAGAATGAAGGGTGATGTTATAGAAGTTACTATGGAAGATGGTAAGAAAATACGTGTAGCCTCTTCTAAGCAAGAATTTAAAGATGAGAATGATAAGACGGTAAGATGGGATGATATTTTTAGAAGACACTTTAGAAGTGAAAGAACACAAGGTAATGAAGAAGGATTACCTGTAGGTATCCGCGCAGTCGACTTAAACAATCCGTTAAATGAAGATAAAGGACCTAATTACAAGCCTGGCAAAATAGCTTTAAAAGTATTTGATGCTAGAACAGGCAAGTTTTTATCATGGGCTAAAGAAACTAAATTAGGTAGCGCAGAGTCTTTAGATAAAGCAGGCAATGAATTATATACAGCAGAGCAAAAGGATTTACTTAAAACCTTAGAGCAACAGATGTATAACGAAAATCCTGAAGGCGGAGATGTTATAGAAAGACTTACTAAACCTAAACCTAAACCAACTCCTACAGAGAAAGCTAAAGTAGCTACAAGTAAAATAGTAGAAGAAGCTAAAGCTAAAGTAAAAGAACAAAAAGCATCAGTTCCATTAACTATTACAGAAGCAGTAAGACAACGATTACTTGACTTGGGATATAGTAATGTTAATGTGGATAACATGAAGCCTGAAAGAGCATTAGATATTATTAACAAACAAGAAACTAATAAGAAAGAAGTTATTTCAGAAAAGGAATCTACTAAAAAAGAACCTACTACTAAAAAAGATAGTTCAAGTCTTAGAAGAAAAATAAAAGGTTATAATCAACTAAGTAGCAATAATAAGAAATCTGAATTTGGAGTTAATCTTAGAAAAGAAATTCAAAAAGAAGTTGAGGAGTTCGGCGGATCACTTAAACCTTTACTTAAAGGTAAAATACAATTATTAGATAGCGAAGGCAAGCAAGTAAAGAAAGCTCCTATAAAAAGAGAACAATCTGTTATTGATGCTGAAAAAGCTATTGTTAAGAAAAGAAAAGATGCTTTAAATACTACTCCAACTACTCCTGAGCAGTATATAGCTATGGTTATAGGTTCTAAGGGTCAGTTCAAAGAAAGTATAGTTGGAGAGATTCCTGATGTGCCTTCAATGATGAAGGATTTTAAAAATGGATATACATTAGAATCATTGTATCAAGAATATCAAGAGAAGTCTGGATTTTATGATATTAATGAAGATAACTTTAACTCTAGAGCTAATTCTTTTTTACAAGATTTTTTGACAGAAGGAGGTAGAGATTTAGCTATTGATTATGCTGTTGAAGCTTACGAGAGAGAAATTAATGACGGCAAAACCGACAAGGAGATAGCTGAAATGGTAGCTTATGGCGAGAGCTTAGGATTAATCGAGAATGAAGTTGTTGTAATAGATGAATCTGTAGATAACTTAAACGAAGAAGAGGTAACTGAATTAGAAACTAAAATAGAAAACACAAATGAAAAAGACAGAAACGAAGAATCAGCAAACAAAATCATCCAAAACATTGCAGGAGAGGAAGGAAGCAATAAAAGTCCATTTGATGAAATGGAAAGCGAACAGGACAGTGAAGAAGGAAAAGATATAATTAAAGGAGAAGAAGGTGCTGAACCATTCCAAAAAGTATCTCAACGTAAAGGAGATTTTCAAAAAGTATTTGAAAAAATAAAAGCTAACTTTAAAGGTATTACAGTAGTTAAAGATGCTAGTAAGTTTACTGGAGAGCAATCTACAGTTGCAGGTAAAGTATCTGCGGATGGTAAATTCATATACATTAATCCTAACTATGCAGGATTAGATACTCCTATCCACGAGGCAGGTCATATCTTAATTGATGCTATGGGATATAATAATAAAATTATCCAAGCGGCAGTAAAACAATTAAGAACAACTCCTTTATACGCAGAAACAAAAGAACGCTACAAAGAATTAAGTGAACAAGAATTAGATAAAGAAGTATTAGCAGAAGCAATCGGAAGAGAAGGTGCTGATATTTTTGATAAGGTTGAAGATAGAAGTAAGTTTAAAGCCTACCTAGACTACATATTTGATTGGTTAAAGCAGAAGTTAGGTTTAGATAAGAACGTAGCTAAGAGCCTTGCTAAACAGATAATCGGAGGCGTTAAAACTAAAGAGTTAAAAGGAGTTGCTACAGGTAAAGAACAATTACAGAAAAAAAAGAAAAAACCATTTGCGGCGCAAGCACTAAAGTATAATCAATATGCTATGGAAGAAGGCTTTGATGCTCAGAAAGAATTTGATAAATACGAGCAAGCTACTGTAGAATTAAGAGAGGTAAAAGAAGATGAAAAATTAGCTACAATAGCCGCCGATGAAGCTGTTACTGATGAAGAAATTAAGGCTGCTGATGCTGAGTTAGAGAAACAAAGAGCCTTATTAAAAGAAGCTAGTAAAGAGTTTGCTATAAAAGCTAAAAGATACTTAGGATACTTGAAGTATAAAAAAGACTTTAGAGCAGTACAAGCTATCTTAGAAGATGATAACTTAGATGAATACAATATTGAAGAACTTAATGATTTAATTACTAAGCTATTCGCATTTAATGATAGAGCTGCTAAATCTGTAAAAGAAAGAGCATATCAAAGACTTGGACATCTAGTTACTGTTAAGCAAAACGAGATACATAAAGATAAAGAAGGATTCATAGAGGCATTAGGCAAAACAAGTGATATTAGTCCATTGCAAAGTAAGATATTACACTACTCTCAATTCTCTGAAAAGAACGCTGATATGCAAGCTTTAGCATTAGCAAACGGTAAAGCTATCATTGACAAGATAACTGAAGCTAATTCATTAAAAGATACTCATGCTAAACTTGGATTAAAAGTAATTCAAGAAGAGAATAAGAGATTAGGTATTGTAGGTAAAGCCGCCAATAGATTTAGTTCTGACTCAAGTAAGTACTTCGAGTGGATGATTAACGAAAAAGGTGATTACTTAACAATAGACGAAGCAAAAGCTAAGGGATTATCTAAGGCTAAACTTGACTACTTAGACTTCCATAGAGAAACAGTTGCAGGATATAGAGAATCTATGTCTTCAAATGACTATGAGAATGTTAAGATGGGTGCTATTAGAGTAGATAAGAACTTTAGAGAGGCTTATAAGTCAGAAGGTTTAATCCCTGCTTTTAGTTATTACTTAGGCGGCGGAGCAACTAATTTAGGTAGAGTAAGAATCTTACATAATGGTAAAGTAATGTCTTATTCTGAAATAGAAAAAGAGATTATCGCTGGCGTTGATAAGAAAAACATTAAGAGTATAGCAAAGGCTTTATACAATTTACTTGTAGCTAACATTAAAGCTAGATACCAATTAAAGAAAGGTCAAAACATTGATGAGAAAGATAATCCTTTAGAATTAAAGGGAGATTCTGAGTATTCATTAAACGAGAAAGGTCAATTAGTAAGTAAGTTTGATAAGCCAAGAGCTGCGGATAGAGGTTACTCAAAAGACTTCTATAAAGCTATGAATCAATTTATAGATGAGTCAGCACACGTTAAGCATATTAGTAAGATTATGCCATTAGTGGAGGCTATAGAGTATCTTAATAAGAATGGCTATATGGAAGAGGGATATGTTCCTAAAAAGAATGTATCTAAGTGGATTAACGATTGGAAAGCTTTACAGATTTTCAAAGAACCATACGTGAACGATCCTGTTATTGACGCTGCTATTAAATCTTTAAGAAAATTAGTAGCAAGTACAACTATGTGGTTTAATATTCCTGCTAATACTATTAACGTATTTGTAGGTAACTACAATAATTGGAGAGCCGAGAATGCTGAAACATTAGCTAGAGGTAATGCTAGATTATTTGGAGGTAAGGGAAGTAGAAAAGAAATAGGTATTGTTAATGATTATGCTTTAGCTATTATTAAGAAGTATAACTTAGTAAACCAAGACTTTGACTCACATCCTGTAATTAAAGCAGGTAGTGTATTTTCTAAGTTAGCAACGTGGGGTACTCAAGTAGGTGAATATCAAATACAAGGTTCATTAGGATTAGGATTACTTAGTCAAGAAGAGTTTGATAGCTTTGAGTTTACTAAAGACAAGTATGGTAACGATGTATTAACTGTTAAACCTAACGGAAAATATACTGAAGATGAGATTAAGTCTAAAATGACTCAAATTAAGAATAGAGTTACAGACATACAAGGTAAATATCCTGACGAGGACCGCCGTAATATTATGCGCGGAGAGTTTGGTAAGGCTTTATTCCAATTTAAAGTATGGATGCCAGATTGGTTCAAAGAAAGATTCTCTGCTAGATACTTTAATGCTTATGGCCAAGAGAAAGAAGGTTCTTATACTAAGATGTTAAGAGTAGGAATTAAAGAAATGGCTACCGATTTAAAGAAAGGTGATATTAAAAAAGCTTTAACTAATCCTGCTTTTGTTCAAAACTTAAAAGGAATGGCTACTATCGGCGCTTTATTAGCTCTTAAACACGGAGGAGATGACGATGATGATAAGAAAAAAGGTGGATTAAATTGGGATAGCGCATTAAGTCAAGTGTTATTCATCTTTGATTTAGAACAAGATAAGTACATGGTAAGTAACCCTGCGGCTGTTTTAGGTAAGATTAAAGATATGTTAAATGCTTTTAAAGCACTTGTAGGATTTGAGGAAGATGCTTGGCAGAAAACTAAGAGAATTTTACCAGGAGGTAAGGCTGTAACATTTGTTGAAAATCAAATAAAATAATCTATATATTTACAGTATAAAAGTAATAAAATGGCAATAGAAAGAATAGATTTAACAGGTTGTATCGAAATAGAGAAAGGTTGCACGCAGCTTT